TTATTGCTGCTGGTCGTACTGGTGAATTAGCATACCGTGCTGCAAAATTACCACAAAGAGCCATTAAGAAGGCTGCTACTCCAAAGCGTAAGCGTGCTGGCAACGGAAGAATGTCGGCAAAGTAATGCCAAATCCAATCAAGATTATTAAAGGCGCAACTAAGGCTGTTAAGAATGTCAAAGGTTCACGTGCTGCTAAGGATAAGAAGATTGTTTCTACATCTCCATTCTTAAAAGAAACACCTAACATGACAATCAAGCAAGCCAAGCGTATGAAACAAGGCACTAAGAGTCTTGCTAAAACAACAAAAAGAATTGCTAAGCAAAGCGCTAAAAAGAAATCTTATGGCTCAACAACTGTTGGAGAGTCAAATGCTTTCAAAATAAAAATGGGTCTTGATAAAGGTTTTGGTGGCGTAGACGTACCAGGTATGCCAGCATTAAGTACGCCAGCATTAGGCGGATTACGCAAGGGTGTTCCAGATAACATGACCCTTAATCAATTAGATAAGTTAGATGCAATTCGCAATGCTGAAAAAGCAAAGGCTTATGCTGCTGCTTATCGTACAGCAAAGCGTGAAGTAAAAAGTTTTAAGAAGGCAACACAGTCTAAGACAACAAGAGTTGTTAAGAAGACTGCAACAGGTGCTGCCGTTGGTGGCGGAGCAGGTGCAGCATACGCTGCATCTAAAAAGAAAAAGGGTAAGTAAGATGGCTAAGACTTCTAATCGCACTGATACTCCAAAAATTAAAAAGCAAACACCTCTTAAGGGTACGGCTGGTAAAGCAGCAAAGTTTTCTAATGATTGGCTTATGCCTCAGAACGCAAGCGATGTTGCAATGCTTTTGTTTCCCTACGGAAAAGTTGCTAAGGGTGTAGGTCGTGCAGTGGTTTAAAAGGACCTAAAGGTGTAACTTCTCAGACTACCCGAGGCCAAGGTGCTCGTTCATTACGCAAAGATGCTGCTATTGATAAAGAAGCAAAACCTGTTATAAAAATTAATAGTGCAAAACCAACTCGTCCACGTCCAGCAAAAAAGAGTGCAGCACAACTAAGACCAAAGAAGAAGTAAGGAGTAGGGATGCCAGCACCGCTAGCAAAAGCAGTAGTAGAAGCAATACGCCGTGCTGCCCTATCTAACGCAGCAAAGAGGCGTGTTATGCAAGCAGCCTCTGCTAAGGTTTCTCAAAAAGAAATCCGAGAACTTATTAGAACTGAAATGCAAACTGGTGCACCTAAACTTGGTCGCGCTAGTCGCAGACCAGATGTAGCAAATCCACCTAAGCGTGTAGTAGAGCGCAGAGGTAGTAGTGGAGTTCGTGCTCCAAAGAAAGACCCTGCTAAAGAGATTTATAATCTTTACAAGCCTCAGCCACCAAAGCCTGATACAAAGACTGTAACTAAGTCAATGCAGAAGGACCGTGTTACTCCAGCAGATGTAAGAGCCAAGCGTGCTGCTCAAAAGAGCGAACGCATTAAAACAGGCACTAGACCATCACGAGTATCTAAGCCAAAGAAAAAGACAGGTTTAACTGAAGAGTTAAAGGCACGTCAAAAGGCATTAGCAATTGCATCAAAGGTACGCTCTGATAAAGAGCAACCAATTGATGTTCGTAATCTTGCACCTAATCCAGAACGTGCACCTAAGAGTGAACTTGCTGCGTTTAGTCAATTAAGTAAAACAGAATTAAAGAATTACACTCGTGTTGACGCACGTATTGCAGAAGCCATTAAGGCTATTAAAAAGGCAGAGAAGACAGCCAAGAAAAAATCATCTCCAAAAAGGACTAAGTAATGCTAACTGATAAGCAAATTTTTGCACGTGTTGCGTCTTTGAAAGACCGCAGCCGTGACCGCGATGGTCGTCACCAAGATGTATTACTAGTCCGTCAAGGACAGATTGCTAGTGTATATCCTGATTTTTTTCCTGATGGTGTAGAGGCTAACGTAGTTGCCAACTTTGTTGACATTGTTGCCCGTGACCTATCAGAAGTTATGGCTCCACTACCAGCAGTTAACTGCTCTGTAGTTAGCCAAACAAAAGACCGTGCTCGTAAAGCAGCAGACAACCGTACTCGCATTGCTGCTAACTATCTTTATAATTCCGAGTTGCAAGTACAGATGTATACAGGCGCAGACTGGTACATCACATTTGGGTTTGTTCCGTTCATTATTGAACTGGACACTGAAGCAAAGTTGCCGCGTATTCGCGTAGAAAGTCCTATCGGGGCTTATCCTGAGTTTGACCGCTACGGACGCTGCGTTGCTTTTGCTAAGCGTTATGCTATGCCACTGGCTGAATTGATTTCTCAGTTCCCAGAACATGCTGACGTTTTACTTGGTCGTGACGGATACGACCAGGACATGAATAGTAGATTTGAGATTGTTCGTTACTACGACCAGTATCAATCTATTATTTTCGTTCCAGACCGCCAGAACCTAGTTATCTCCCGTGCCAAGAATCCTATTGGCAAGATGATGGTTGTAGTCGCTAAGCGACCAACTGTTGATGGAGAGATGCGTGGGCAGTTTGATGACGTGCTTGGCATTCAGTTGCTTCGAAATAGATTCGCATTACTTGCGATGGAAGCAACAGAGAAGGCCGTGCAGTCACCACTGATTGTCCCTGACGATGTGAACGAGTTCCAATTCGGTGGAGACGGAGTTATCCGTACTAAGAACCCAGCAGGTGTTCGCCGAGTTGAACTACCAGTATCTGGCTCATTGTTTAATGAGCAAGCAGTTCTACAAAATGAATTGCGTACTGGTACACGCTATCCTGAATCACGTACTGGAAATCTTGATGCTTCGATTATTACTGGTCAAGGCGTTCAAGCCCTTATGGGTGGATTTGATACACAGGTTAAGTCAGCGCAGGCTATCTTTGCCTCTGCACTTAAGAGTGTAATCTCACTTTGTTTTGAAGTAGATGAGAAAATCTTTAACGAGAACAAGGCTATTCGTGGTATTGATGCAGGTAGTCCTTATGCAATTGAGTATCTACCATCAAAGGATATTAAGGGAGACTACTCTGCTGATGTTCGTTATGGAATGTTGGCTGGTCTTAATCCAGCGCAGGGACTTATCTTTATGTTGCAAGCCCTTGGCGGTAAATTAATCTCTAAGGATTTAGCACAACGAGAATTGCCATTCGGAGTTAACGTAACTCAAGAGCAGGAAAAGATTGAAGTTGAGGAAATGCGTAATGCACTCATCTCATCTCTTAATGCTTCAGCACAAGCAATTCCACAACTTATTGCTAATGGCGGAGACCCAACTACAATCGTTAAGAAGATTGCAGATGTTATCCGTATGCGCCAGAAGGGCACTCAGATTGAGGACGCAATCAATGACGTGTTCGCTCCAGAATTACCACCTGCTGGGGAAGCACCTATGGTTGAGCAACCGTCCCCTGCTCCCGCCGCTCCTCCAGCAGGTGGCGCTATTCCTCCGCAGGGATTACAAAGTTTACTTTCCAGCCTAACGATGGGTGGAACAGCAAGCGCTTCGGCACGAACTACAACTCAAAGATAACTAGGTAGGGGACAATGACAACGCTGGCTGCTTATCAAGGAGATGGTTGGTCTGTAATCGGTTGCGATTCTAGAGCATCCGATGAGAGTGGTCGTCCTATGACGATTGCTACACACAAGATTACCGAAAACAATGGTTATCTAATTGCTGGTTCTGGTGCTAGCCGTGGTTCTAACATCTTACAGTTTGGCTGGAAGCCACCTAAACCAACTAGGTTAGAAGACTTAGATTTGTTTATGACGCAGAAGTTTATACCTGCAATGCGTAAAGTTTTCATAGATGCAGGTTATGACATGAAAGAAGACGGGGATGCAGCAGCGCAGGATTCAGATTTTATTATCAGCATACATGGAACTATTTATCCTATCTTTGAGGATTATTCTTGGGACCGTGATATCCGTGGTATTTATTATGGTGGGAGCGGTGGCGATGTTGCTTTGGGAGTTATGGAGGCTTTACATATTGATAAAGCGAAAACTCCAGAACAAGCGGAAAAAATAATCCGTAGAGCAATTGAAGTTGCTTGCATGTGGGACATTTATACAAGTGCACCAATCATAACAAAGATTCAGTACGCAAAATGAGTGAGAAGTTCAGGGAGAAAATAGAGCAAGCACTAAGAGTTCTAATAGAAGAAGACCCTGAAGGGTCTAACTACATCTGCGCTAACTGGCTAATAATTACAGAATGGGCAGATTATGATGGAACTCGTTACTTGCATACGGAAGTGTCAGAAGCAATGACACCTTGGAATGCCTATGGCATGATGCGTATGGCTAAAGAATACAATAAAGAATCTTTTGGCGAACCGCCAGCAGATGAAGATGATGAATTGGAAGACGAAGGAGATGAGTAATGACAACTGCACCAGAAGGACGTGGTGGCTATCGTGCGCCGTCTAACCCTGCAACAGTTTCAGGCCCTGGCGCTCTTTCTCAGCGCACTGACGGGGGACCAACGCAACCTGCTAAATACATCTCAGGACTACCATACGGACAAGGACAGCAAACCTACTCAAACCAAGTAGCAGCACCAATGGCTGGTAATACTATGGAACCGATGCCAATGCCAACAGAGTTGATGGCTCCAACTGGTCGTGTTAATGAACCAATTGAAAATGGTATTGACATCGGACCAGGTGCTGGAAGTGAAGTAATGAACCTCCCATCAACTAAAGAACCTCTTTCTGTAACTATGCGTAAGATTGCACAGTTTGACCCAACTGGAGAAGCAGAACTTATTTATTCTACCCTTGCTGAATATGGGTACTAATGGCACGCATCAATCCAGTAGTAGGAGAAGT